TAGGCATGCGCTCCATCCGCTGAGGTCGAACGGTTGCCCGCCCGCCTTGAGGCGCAGGCGGATGCTGGTATAGCTGCCCGGTTCAAGGTGGATGTCTCGGCGGATGGATTGCATGGTGGAAGTCAGTCTGTTTTTTCGCTGGCGGCGCTCATGTCGCCCGCTTGAGTGGATTGAGACTTGCTTTTCGTTTCTGCGGCGCGGGCAAAGCCACGCTCAATCAGACTTTCGGCGTCGGATTTGTCCTTGATTTCCAGCTCGCCACCGGGCGGGGTTTCCCCGCTGGCGGTGACGAGTGTGACCAGTGCGACGAGTTTCATAGTCACCCTCCTGTATCAGCGAACGGTTGCGCAGAGCGACGCATTGACGCGGTACGGCACCAGCAGCGGGGCCGATTGCATCAACAGGTAGCGAACGGCCGGGTCTTTCTCGACCCACGACTTGCTGAAATACGGCAGCGCCTGGAAGCCGGCTTCTTCGTCGCGGATGGCGCCGAATGCGCGCACGCCTTCAAGGTCCGGTCCGGTGATGATGACCGTGTGGTCGGGCAGATATGGGGTCAATGCGCCGTCGGCCGGGTTTTCGTACCAGCCGGCATAAACCCAGATATCGAAGTCGCCGATGTTGCCCATGTAGCGGCCGCCTTCGCCGGTGATCGTGGCATTCAGCTTGTCGGCGCCACGGAAGCGGTCAAGCAGCTTCTGAACCTTGGCCGATGCGCTGAACAACTGCCAGGCTTTGACATCCATGACGATGGTGTTGGCAGCGGCGCCGGATTTCTCGGTGACCAGCAGCGACCAGGCTTGCACGTCGTCCAGCGGATCAACGCCGGACTCACCCCAGCGGGCACCCAGGGTCAGGGCCTTGGTCAATGTCGCGTCCCGACCGAAATTGACTTCGACGGTCGGATACATTTCACCGGCGACGGTGATCTTGCCGGTGCGCAGGGCTTCAACGGCCATGACTTCCATGCGGCGTGTGAGCATGCCCAGCTGGTCGTTCAGCTCGAACGCCAGCGCGGCTTGTAGGCGCTGCTCGGGCGACAGTTCGCCGCCGATGCGCTCGCCGATGGCGCGCTTGAAGGCGCGAGAGCCGTCAAAAACGCGCTTGTCCTTGATATAGGCCGGCTTGAAGGTATTGGTGGTGTAGCCGTTCTGGGCGACAACTTGACCGGCGACAATCGGGGCCACGAACGGGGCCAGACGGCGGCGGCCGGAATCGATGTCGAAGTGGATTTCTTCGGTCGTTTCGCGCTGCTCCTGCCCGAAGAAGGAATTGAGGATGAACGGCTGCGGCGGCGGCAGTTCGGAAACAACACGGCGCAGGACGCCAAGCGAGAAAATATCCATTTGTCAGCTCCTTAGGCGACGATGTTGATGAGGGTGATGCCCTTGGCACGCAAGCCTTCGGTGATGCTGGCTGCGGTGTGGCCAGTGCCGATGGTCAGTGCCTGGATGGCGAAGTCGCCACGGGCGTAGGCAATGGCGGTTTTGTCGCCGCCGGAGGTGTCGCAGTCTTCGGCTAGGATCAGGTCGGGCGTCTGACTGCCGTCATTGTCTGCACTGGCAGACAGCTTGTATTCGCCGTTCGCAGCGGTCACCGTGAAGGTGTACACGTCGCCAACTTCAGAGGCATCGGCGGTCAGGCCGTCGGTGATGGTGAAGGCCAGGCCCATGGCGGCAAAGGCCACGCCCATGGTGCCGGTGGCAGTTTGGCCGTCGGGGGCGGTGACGGTGAACTTTGCACCTGTGGCGCCGTCCTTGGCGGCCGTGACGGCGACACCGTAGGAGCCATCCTTTGCGGTGGCGTCCGGCGTGATGGTGCCGAAGTTCACCACGCCGCCATTGGAGCTGCCGCCCACAGGAACGGTGGCGCTGTTGGCAGCGGTGACCTTGCCGATAACAGAACCGCGCTTGAGGTTCTGGCCGGACATGATGGTGACCTTGCGCGAGACGAGCAGGTGCGCGTTGCCGGCAATCAGCTTGTCGTGCGACAGGCTGCCTTCGGTCTTGAAGGTTGTTTTGTAATCCATGGTCTGTCTCCTTATCGCAGGAAGGACAAGATGCTTGCAGCTGCGGCAGCTTCCTTGTCGTTATTGGCGTTTCCTTCAATGCCCGACACGTCCGGATTCGGCGTGGCAGCCATCGCGGCGGCGAACGGGTTTGCGGCAGCCACGGTCACGCCGGTTATGGGCTGCGGTGCGGCGCCGAGAATGGCGGTGGATTGCTCCAGACTCAGGCCGGTGCTGATGCAGGTTTGCGCCAGCTCCGGATTGCCCTTTGCAGACGGCAGCGCGAGAATGCCGCTGACGCGGGCGGATTCGGCAGCGATGCCGGCGGCGTGGCCTTCTGCGCGTGCTTTGTCCAGATCGGACTGGGTGATGACGGGCGCGGTGGTTTGACCCGTCGGGTTTTCGGTGCCAGACATAGAAGTCTCCTTTTGAATGGCGGTTGCGGATACGCGGGCGGATTGCCCGACGGGAAAGACGCGGGCGCGTTGCCCGGCCAATTCGGAAATGAGTTGATCGGTGGTGGCGATTCGGTGTGCCAGGCCGGCATCAACGGCGGCCTGCCCGCGATAGGTCTGTGCCTGCGTCTTGCGCAGGGATTCCGGATCGACTCTGAGGGCGGCGGCGGCGGCAGTGACGAACATTTCGTAGAGGCTGTTGATTTCGGCTTGCCAGTCGGCGCGCACGGCGTCCGGCAGCGGCTCGAATTGATTGCCGTCGACTTTGTGGGCGCCGGCGAAGATGTGCGTTACTTTGACGCCTTCGCTGGCGAGCGCGGCGGAGAGGTCGATGTGGCGCATGACGACGCCGATGGAGCCGGCGTAGCCGGTGCTGGTGATGGCGAGTTCGTCGGCGGCAATGGCGGAGAGGTAGCCGGCGCTGGCGGCAACGCCGTCGGCAATGGCGATCATGGGCTTTTTGCCCTTGATGTCGAGTAAGCGGGCGTGGTGCTCGAAGGCGCCCTGCACTTCTCCGCCCGGTGTGTCCATGACGCGCAGGATGGCGTGAATGTCTGGGTTGCTCATGGCATCCTCGACATCTGCAGTCAGGTCGTTGTAGCCCTGCATGACGGTGCTGTCGGCGGCGACGAAGCGGGAGCGATGCACCAGGGCGCCGCTGGTGTTGAGGACGGCAACGCCTTCGATGACCTGGTATCCGCGTTCTGCGCGTTCGCCACGGCGGGTGCTGAACATTTCCGGCTGGGTCTGCTGGTCGGCAAGGTTCCGACCGGAAGCCAGTGCTGCAATGATGGCGCTGGCCTGCTGGTCGTTGCCGAAAAGGCGCGGGCCAATGCCGGCGATCATGGCATCGAGCTTCTGCGGGTGGATCAGCAACGGCGTGTTGAAGATGCGGGCGATGATTGAGGGATAGTTCATTGCGCGGACTCCTGCGGCTGGCCCAGCATGGCCATGGTGTCATTGAATGCCTGGGCGCTCTGCTCGCCGGTTTCGTCTTCCTGGTCAGCCGGGTTGTCTTGCGTGAGTGTTTTGGCGGTCGGCTTGTTGGCGCTTCCGCCCAGCGCCGGCAGTCCGCGCTCGGCGCGCATGGTTTGCTCGACCTGCTGCTGGTCCATGATTTCTTCGTAATCCTGGCCCTGCTCTGCGCACTCGTTTTCCATGGTCGATAGGCCACCGGCAACGCGCAGAATGGCGGCTTGCGCTTCTTTGACCGGATCGACCCAGCCCTTGCCGCCGAAAATGAAGCGGCAGCGGGTATAGGCGTAGCGCTGGGCGTAGAAGTTGGGCGCGTCGATTTCGCCGGCGTTTATTGCTTCTTCAAGCCACAGCTCGTAGATCGGCTTGAGCCAGGTGGTCATCAGCCAGCGGCGGCGGCCGTTGAAGTAGCGCCAGGCTTCGAGCATGGCGGCGCGGGCGCTGCTGTAGTTGGTCTTGCTGAAATCCTTGAGCAGAAATTCGTAGGGCATGTTCATGCCGGCCGCGATGTGGCGCAGGACGGCGAGCATGAAAGCCTCGAAGGCTTGATTCGGCCGGCCGGGTGTGAAGGTGCTGACTTTTGCGCCGACGGGCAGCGGGATGACGGCGGCGCCTTCGAGCTTGCGCAGCCCTTGTGCCTGCTTGACTGACTTGTTCCATTCTGCGCGCGGGTCTTCGCCGAATAGGGCGCCTGCGCTTTCCGGGTCAAGGTCGGATTCGAGGAACGCGGCGACGAGCGATGATGCGACGCTGGCCTGCAGCTCGTTGCTGCTGTATTTGCCGGCCATGTGAAACTCTTTCATGACGGCAGTCAGGATCGGCTTGCCGCGACTCTGTCCGGTGCGCTCTTTATCGTGCAGGTGGATGACGCGGCGGCGGCCCCAGGCGGTGAATGCCGGGACGATTTCCCATTCTTTTACGCCTGCACCTGTGCTGAATAGCCCGTAGGCGTCTCCAGGGTGGCGCTTGAGGAAGGCGTAATTGATCGGCGCGCCATCATTATCGAACTGGATGCCGCCGCGCCAGTCGTCACGGTGCTCAAGATGGGCGGGCGTGCAGAGGCGGTCGGCTTCGATCAGCTTGATGCGCGTTGCCCAGCGGGCGTCTGGGCGCGGCTTCCAGATCGGAATGGCGATGGCGTCGCCGTTGGTGAGTGCGCCTGTCAGTGCCTGCAGGGTGAGGCCGAGTAGATCGAGTGTGCGGCCGGCATCGACTTCGCCGGGCATTTCTGCGTAGCTGCGGAATTTGGCCTCAGCGATGTTTTCCCAGGCGAGCGCCTGGTCACGTGTCCAGCCAAGCAGGCGGTAATCTGGCGTTGCGGAGAGTTTGAGGACGCTGCCGACGATGTTGTCACGCAGGGTCTGGAAGCCGCCGGCAACGAGGCCGTTGTTGCGGGCCAGGTCCCGGCTGCGCGACATGAGGGTATCGAGGTCCGGCAGCAGGTCGGCGTCGGCGCTGGCGGCTATCGGGTTCCAGCCGTGTAGAGCAAGGTCGCTGCTGCTGGCGGCGTGGTGCGACGATGCGCTGGCGGCGGATGGGTATGCGGCTTTCGTGGTGCGCAGCGGACGGTGGCGGGGTGTGCGCGCCATGATTACACCAGATAGATCGGGCGGCGCAGTGACGGTCCGCTGATTCTGCGGTCGATTTCTGCGTTGATTTCGGCGAGCGCCGCACGCAGTTCCTGTACTGCGTTGTCACTGTACTGTGTGCGCTTGTCAGCCCAGCCTGTGCCGGTTGGCCCTGTCAGGCGGGCGGAGAACGCGGCAGAGAGCTTGTCCCGCTCTGCGCTCAGTTCGGCATTGGTGAGGTGGCTGTAGATTCCCATGCCCGGCAGATTGCCGGGATGGGGTGGAAATTTTCAGGGGAAAATTTCACTAAAAATTTCCGTGGGCTTAATTTGATGCCGCCCACTGGCTACGCAGCGTTTCTGAGTCCTCTCCGCCGGTCAGCCATTCTGAATAAGCTGGGGCATCGAATTTTACAAGTCTGAGCCTGCCGGGAAATTCGGCGAGCAATGCGGCGCAGACGGATTGCTGTGGGCGCCAGAGCACTGGCTCACGGCCAGGCAGGCTGGCCCAGTCATCGAGCGCGTCATACCAGACCAGCGCGATATCACTGCCGTACGGGGCGGATGCTATCTGTTTGACTGCGGCGTCGATTGCGGACTGTCGCCATTCTGCCAAGCGGGTGATGCGCTGAGAAACGTCGGGCGGCACTGCGAATTCTCCGGCCTCCCATTGGCGCCAGGCGCGGTCTGAAACGCCGCGCGGGCGGGTGTCGCCCGCGGCGACAAGAAGCGCGGCTTCCTGGCGGGAGAAGAACAACAGGCGCCGGAGCGCCTGGAGGGTTTGTGCGTTCATTGGGCGACCGAGTAAAGGCGACGGCCGCTCT